GTGGTGGTGCATGTGGTGGTGGTGCATGTGGTGGTGGTGCATGTGGTTATACGAGGCCCGCAAACAATGGGATGAGGGCCTTGATGAATGCCAGGATGGTCTCCCACCCGCCGGCCGAAAACCACTCCAAGAACCACTTGGCAAATTCGCCGTCGCCAAACTCGGTGGCACGCGGGCCGTCAAGTAGGTTGAGGGCGGCCGCCGTATTGGTTTTGTCGTAGATGTTTTCAAACACGTCGGGGCGGCGGAGCGTGCGTCCAATTCGCATCGCTGTCAAGAAGTCTCTGTCGGCCCGGGCGGCCACTGCCATCTCCCGCAACATGCCGCGAAATACTTCGCGACCTTCAAAATTCTCTAATAATGCAAGCACACTAGATGCCATGGTTGGCTCCTTCGTTTGGGGTTAGTAGGGTTGCCTTGGTTGCACCGGCTTCCCGGAGGCACGCATCGTGCCATTCTCGGGCGTCATCCATATACTGATGAATTCTATCTAGCTCAACCGGGGCGTCCACCACGGTCGCCCGCCCGGCAGCCGTCACTAGGTGGCCCTGGGGGTGGTTGTGCCGTTGGTTAAATGTTACCACACGGGCCACGTTTGCGGGAATAATTATTCTGGGTGCAACCCACCAATCCCGCCCAAGCAGGGAATACCAGCGAAATATGGGGTTGGGGTGGCGGTACACGGGGTCACACAGCACGGCGACTCGCACCGGGAGGCCCCGTTGTTCGAGTTGTGTTGCAAGCCGCACGGCACCCCACCCGGCGCCCCAAGAATATCCGTAGATGTTGATCGCTAAATCATCGGCTGAATCTGTATACTCACGCCACAGGAGCCAAATGTGCTCCGCCACGTGGTGCCACCGGCTATCCCACGTGCAAAGCCACACCCGGCTGTTATGTTGGCACGCATGGCTGGCCCTGGCCAGTTTCTCAGATAACGTGAACACGCCATGGGTAGATGATTCGTTTTGGGTGAACCCGGAGATGCAGATATGGATAGCAAGTTTATTCAACGCCATTACCCCCCGGCTATTTGCCGGCTTCCAGTATCGCCATACGGGTCTTCAGTGATTCCATGGCCGCCGATAGTGCCACCGGGTCTGCTTGTGATATATGGGCATCAAGCCGCTTATCTGTATTGGCCATTCGCTCCTGGTTGAACATGGCACGGGCCTTGCCTAGCTCGTCCACGTGCTGGGTCGTGCTGTACACGAGTACGGCACCAAACGACACAAGGGTCAGGATCACGGTAATCACCCCCAGGAGCACACCGTAATTCGGGTCGGCACCGGCCTCCGCCCGTGCAACTATGCGGTTGATGTTATCGGTCAGCGTGGAAAACCCACGGGACATGGAAGATTCCAGGCCGGTAAACCGCTGGTCCACGTGGTGCTGGTGTGCGTCGAATTCGGTGCGGGTGACGATCATGCCGGCGGTGGCAACGGATCTGGGGGTGGGCATCATGCTCTTTCGTTGTACTCGGACCCTGGTGCGTACCTCCAGAGTATACAACCACGATTCGGGTGGAGCAAGTTATGGCCCACCCAACGGCCTCCGGGCGGCCAGGTCGGCCTCCATGGCGGCCTCCATGGCACTACGTCGGTTCATTCGGCCGTATGTGCGTTTGACTGCTATGGGTGGGCCATCTGCTTGGTATCTGTATTCTACGATCTCTGCAAATTCCAAAGCATCACCGTCCGCCGGGGCTGGGCCATCGGAAAAGTAGGCAATCGAATAATCACCGCCGGCCGGGGTTGCACTGTCAATTCTTGCTTGTGGCATTATAATTCCTTTAGCTTGAGCTGGCGGCGTGCCGCCTGCAGTTGTGGATGTTTGGGGTCTTTCACGCTGGTGCCAATGATGGTCCCACCACTAAACGCCTCGGCAACCGCCTCGGCCCATGCCTCCGTCGCGTTATTTTGGCCGTAAACAGAAACGGCGTTCGCTACCCGGCCCGTTGTGTTGTCGACCTTTAGTAGCTTATGAAACTCCGTCTGGCGGGGTGGCACCACACTACCCCACATCTGGGTCGCAGCGTTGTGGGCGGTTTCATGGTAGTAAGTGTGGTTATCTAGCACCCGCCCACCGTACACCACGATTGTGCCGTCACCACCGGTGGCCTCGGATACGAAGTACGGGTCGTCGTATTCCACGGCCCAAACTGGGTCCTCGTTGTTTGCCTGCCTAGTAAAGACAACCCTCTCGTTTGCGTGCCATAGTGGGGCCGGTGTTTTAGTGTGCTCAAGCAGAAATTGGGCCACGGTGGCACGGGCACCCAGCACCCCATCGTTCCATTGCACAATCACGTCATCGACGACAACGGAGTGCAGCATTTCGGCATCAGTCATGCCGTGGTGCGTCTCTACGAGTACCCCTGCCCGCTCGCCTAGTATTTGCCTCAGGGCAACCCTCCATTGAAAATTGAAGCCACTTGGGTCTCGTGCTAACCCATGCAACTCCGACCGCTTTAGTTGCGGCATGCCGGTGCAACCCAAAAGCTCCCGGTGGGTTGCACCGGCAATTTCTACTTCTGTCATTCTATTTCCTCTATTTTGAAGAAGCGACGTGCCGCCTGCAGTTGTGGGTGTTTGGGGTCTTTCACTATGCTGCCTCCGATGGTCAAACCACTAAGAGCCTCTGCTGCTGCCTCGGCCCATGCCTCCGTCGTATTGTTTTTGCCGTAAGTAGAAACTGCGTTCGCTACCCGGCCTGTTGTGTCGTCGACATCCAGCAGCTTATGAAACTCTGTCTGGCGGGGTGGCACCACGCTGCCCCACACCTGCTTCGCGGCGTTGTGGGCGGTTTCATGGTAGTAAGTGTGGTTATCCAAAAATCCGTTGTTGTACACCACCACACCGCCGTCACCGCCGGTGGCACCGGATAGAAACCCCGGTTGTTTATATTCCACGGCCCAGCGTTCATCATCTTTGTTTCTCTGCTTAGTAAAGACAATCCGCTCGTTGGAGTTCCAGATCCGCCTCGGAACTTCAGTTTGCTTGGTCAAAAACATGGCCACCATGTCACGGGCACCAACCTCCTCGTCATTCCATTGCACAATCACGTCATCAACGACGATGGAGTGTAGTTTTTCGGCGATGGTCATGCCGTGGTGGGCCTCTTCGAGCACCTTTGCCCGCTCGGCTATTATTGGCTTCAGGGCATCCCCCATCCTAAGCCGAAACGCGTAGTCACCCTCTTCTGGGCCGCGTGTTAACCCATGCAAATCGGCTCTCTTTAGTTGCGGCTTATCAAAGGAATTCAAACGCTCCCGGTGTCTGGCACGGACGCCCAGGTACCCTGTGAGCTTTTCCGCCGACTCTGGTTTTAGTAGGTACCTGGGGTTTAACAAGCCCTCAAGTTGAAGGTGGGCAGTCTTCATATCCAGGATGATTTGCCCAACGTCGTTGAGGCCGGTTGCACCCTCCGTCACGCCCCGCGCCTTCAGGATGTCGTCAATTGTCTGCCTAGATAATGCACCGCCATCGAACTCGATCTTGATGCCCTCCGCCAATAGTTGCTTGGCATGGTCCGTATCCAGGGCCTCGGCCCGGTTGGCAGCATGGCCGGCGTGTGGTGCGTCAATATTGGCCGGCTTCTTGCTCCATTTTGCACGGATATCAGAACGGCCGGTGTATGGGGTAAGCCGGCGGCGTTCCGTGGCATACAGCAGGTCTGATGGGTCCTCAAGGTACCGGAGCTGGGTGGCCGCCTGCTTGCTGGCTGCGAACTTTGCCTTGCCGATTGCACTAAGGCCATCGTACCCGGCAACCACGCCCCGCGACTTCAGGATGCCGTCAATGGTGTCCTTGGTTAGCACACCTCCATCAAATTCTAGGGGGATACCCAGCTCCGCCAGGTGCTCCGCATGCCGGGTGGCACCGGCGGCCTTTTGGTTCTTCTGCTCCGTGGGCGTTGCCTCCTTTTTTGGCTTGTCAAATATGCCGGCGGCACGTCGCCGTTCTTCTTCCAGGAGGTCCGCCGGGACCTCTATGTGTGGCTTCCATGCACAACGGCAGTTCGGGTGCAAAGGAATCATGTCCCGGGCCTCTTCCACGGTTAGGACCTTCCCGTGCATGGCGGAGCACCGGGGGCATACCCGGTCGTCCTGGGCCGCCAGCCATTCCGCCTGGAGCCCCAATTTAGACACCCCCAGCCGTTCAAAGCTATCTAGCTGGCCCTCTGCATGTGCCCGGATAATCTCCGTGCGGGCGATTAGGAGTGCCCGGGTGCGGGTGAGCGTGTCGATGCTATTCGCCATCTCCCGTGCCACCTCCCGTGGCCCCGTGCCGTGTGCAATACCGGCGGCGAGCTGGCGGTTCATCTGGGTGCCCATGGCGTCCGTCACGCCCCGCAGGTCGTTGAATGCCCGGGTTGCCAATAGCCTGATTTTAGAGGTGGTCTCGGGTGCGGCAAATGCGGAATTCAGAAACTCAGCCTTACCGCCAGCATAAAACGATTCGTCGGCGGCCAGGTCGGCGGCCCGTGTGTCGATGTAGGCTCGCATCGCTCCCTGCTTGTATGCCGATTCAATGTATTCTAGATTCCACGGTGCAACCGCACCGGGTGGCCCAAGCACACCGGCGTCGACCTCCCTTTGAAGCCATTCCCGGAAGTCTTGTACCTTTTCGGTGTCCGTACGAAACGTGAAACGAGCGTTGAACGCAAGTGGCGTGCGGGGCGTCAACCCAAATGCGTCTTCTGTGCCAACCAGGGCCACGACAGCGGCCCGCAGGCGTGCGATGCGAACGCGGGTGGCCGACGTGTAGCGTCGGCGGAGAGTAATTGTACGGGTGGGGTCTACGCGTAATGGGTTGGGCACCGACTACTCCTTGATGAACCGCTTAGTCTGGCAATCATAAAACAGCAAACCAACACCGGCGGCCTTTGCGGCGATGGTTGCACGGTACCCATCTCGCATGGCCGCCGTGCCACCCACCCCATCGGCAAACAAGAGCACAAGCACACCGGGCCGGTCACACATTGCCCCGTAGAATGCCGCCTGGCCTACCCCCTCTTTCCACTTGTGGCACCAATCAACTTCAATGGCCATCGCCGGGCGTAGGATGTCGGGGCGGGTGCGGTCCCAGAGGGTTACCTGAGTCCGGGAGTCCTCCCAGCCGGGCGTGTTGGCCACAATATAGTCCGTCCACGCGTCCTCATGCGCCGGGGGTGCCGTGTCCCGTTGTATGGTGGCCGTGGTTGCATACCCGGCCACGAACAGGATTACTGGGATGAAAAAGCGGTGCATAGTGTGCTCCTAAAGGGCCAGGTTGGCGGGCGGCCGGCAGGCCAGTACGGCCCACACAAGCTCCCCAACGAAGGCCACGGGGACGAGGAAAATACCAACAACAAAGAGGCAGAGAATAAGCACCACGGCCCACACCCCACACATTATCGCCGCCGCCGGCGGGGATGCATAGATGAGGCCAAATGGCCCGAAGAAGAATGTCAGGAAAAAAGAAACCCATGGGTCGCGTGGTTGGCGTATGTGCCGCACATCTAGGCTCACGCGGTCGCAGCGGCAGCCAGGCCCACAGGCGGTGCCCTTAGCTGCGTTTTTTGGGTGGTGCATTATTGGGTCTGGGTGATACATTCTTGGGCTCCGGTGGCACCGGTGGTTTGCCCGTGGCCGGTGGTGCCTGTACCGGTTCGGGGGTTGGTGGTGCCGTGAGTAGTTCTTCGGCTGCCAGTGCTTCTTCGAGGATGGCATCTGCTTCCTCCTCCGTGAAGTGCATTATCTGAGTCAGGTAGACACGCGGTGGCACCAGCACCTCGACGTTCCCGGCAACGTACTTGGCCAGGGCCTCGGTTCGCTTCACGGCCGTCCCCGCCCTCTCATCGTCGGTTGTTTCGTTCAAATCGGGCCAATCCACACGCGGTGGCCGGGGCGTGCCGGGTAGTATGCCAACGAGCTGACAGTGCTTGACGAATGGCCGTATAACCCGGGGCGTGATATACTTGTTTTGCCGGCGGGCCATCTTCTTGTTCCAATTCTTCGCGTCGTTGGTGCTGCCCAGGTTGGCCTGCTCCGTACCGACCAACATGCGGAGGGGGATGCCGGTTGTGATGGATATGGCCCTCAGTTGGACCATCATGTGCGACTCGGGGTCCGAAATGTTTGGTGCCAATGATGTTGCACTTACGCCCTGCATGGCGAGCCACCGTTGCAAGCCGTTGTCATATTGCTGCAGCTGGTCTTTCATTGATTCGATGTCAAATTGCACATCGAATTCAGGGTCCGAGCCAAAGAACATGCCGGGGAACCCGCCCTTCCAGAACATCTCTCCGGAGCCACCGAGAATTTTCCGGAGGTCCCAAAGACGATTGAAAACGGGCCGCATGCGTGGCACCCCAAAGATTGGAGATGTGCGGGTGTTGTCGGCGGCATGCATGCACCGGGTCCAATGCACCTTGAGCTGGTTCTTTTCCGGGGACGTGGCATCGGCGATCATGTTGGTTGGGTCGGCGAAATTGATGTTATAGAATTCCGGCCGGCCGTACCGTGAGCTTGTCTTGTCTGTGTTGTATTCGGCCACGGGGGCCAAATATTCGTCAAACGTTTGGGCGTACATGATGCGGTTCTCGCCGGGCGTGACCGGCAACGTCAAACTCACGCCATCATCTAGCCCAAGGAAGAGCACCCCGTAATGGCCCACCCCGGAGATTATGTCTAGCTGCAGCAGGAGGTTATAAATACCGGCCTCATCCACCAGCTCGTTCCAAGCCACCTCAAACTCGGTTTCCGCCGGGTCCTCTGTCTCGTACACCATGGGATCCACGGCCCAACTCTCTTCCGGGTAGACTTCGACGACCCGTTGGGCAATACCCTCCCGCTCATACATGGTACGATAGTCGGCCGGGGTTATTGCGTCCGGATACCCGCACTCTGCATTGATGTCCCGCTTGGGGTCCACCAGGTGGCGTGCCATGGCGGCCCGGGATAGGGTGTACATTTCATTGATTGTTGGTGGACGATTCATTGGGTATCCTTACGATGCGTGCCGTGGGCGTGTGCAGGTAAGGATACCTCCTGGCCGGCCAACGGCCAAGCCTTTATTGGTGCCACCCGGTTATGCCTCGTCGGGTGGCACCCGGTCGCCCCTTAGCTCTCGGAGGCGTTCGTTTTCCAGCTTCCGCCGACGGTCCCGGAACACCGGCAGGCCACAGGCACCCCGTGCCACCACACCATCCCGGTCTAATACTGCCCACCATGTGGTCCCGTCCCGTACCGCGTACCCACGGAGCATCTCTTCTTTTGATATACGCTCGACCCGGGTGGCACCGAATAGGACCTTCACATAGCGGGGCGTGAGTGGGAAATGCAGTGCCATGGGTTATGTCCAATAAAGAATAGTCACGATAACACCGGCAACAACACCGGCGAGAAAGTACATTGCAAAAAGGAAAACAAGCACCAGCGGGCATGGTGCAACCGGTTGCACCACGGCGGCCGGCGTCGGAAAGGCAAATTCATCGTCAGGGAAATCGCAGTACGGTACATCGGGGCACGGCCCCACGGCCCACGGCCCACCTACCGCACCATGACACGGCCCGGGCATATTTATGGGGATGAAGACACCGCACCGCGTACACCGGCCCCCATCCCAGCAGAAGTGGTTCTGTATCACATTGGCTGGCACGCCGCCCCATGTCGTTATCGTCTTCATCTCATCCCCCATCCTGTTGCCGGGAAACGCCCGGGGTTGCACCGGGACCCGAGCGGGTATAGCAAGCCAAGACCGCCTGCCAATAAGCATCGGTACACCGTGTGACACGAAACACACGTAGGTCAACAATTGCCGGCCCACCGGTGGCACCCCACTCGCAGAATAGGAACGGCCACGATAGAGCGAGCACCTCCATCGGGGCACCGGAGAACGTAATGCCGGGGACGTGGTGGTCCGGGTCGGCATACCCGGTGACGAATACACGGTCACCCAGGGCAAGCGTTTGGTCGTTCAGTGGTTTTGGGTTACTCATGACGCCCCCTACCGGGGCACGCCTGCAGGAACGGCCTGACGTTGGTCAGTAGTACATGCAGGTCTATATGCAGATAAACCATCACCAAAATTGTCAGATCAAAAGCAATGCCGGGCGTGCCGCCCTCCAACCGGCGTAGTGCCTGGGTGCTTATGCCAACCGCGGCCGCCAGCTTCTCCTGGCTAAGCCCCCACCGGTTGCACCGTGCCTCCCGCACCATGGCACCGATTACGCCATGGAAGCCACACGCAACCACACCTGTGCCGGTGCCATGGGGAGCCAACACCACGGCCCGCCTGTCGGCCCGCAGCGGGTTCACGTCCTCCGTGACGTGGGTAATCGTCCACCCCAGGCCGAGGCTATTGGCCTCCCGTGCCGCGACGGAATTGGTGGCGTATGCAACCCGCACGGTATCCCCTGCTTGGAATGTGTATTCATTTATCATCTAGGTTCCTTTCATCGCCCCGGCCCGGCGTTTGTTTGTGAGGAGTTTGAACGCGCCGCTCAACGCGTCTACCTGGTCCTTAAACGTCGAATTCGGGAAGTGCTTGAGCTCGTCTAGAAATGCCTGTATCCACGCATCCCGGTCATCCCCATACATTGCCAACTTGACATTGCCGGCGTTGACTTGGGTCGACACGGGGTCTGCCCTCATAGCCTTGTCCCCCGTCGGCCTGTCCATCACCACCCGGCGGCCTGCATGCCTCCGCAGCGTCATGAGTGCCACGTCCTTGCCGCTGCTGCCGCCCTCGTTCTCTAGTGCCAACACCACGGCCCGGCCATCCGCATTCGCCGTCTGGTCAATTATGGCCTCACGCTCGTCGGTGGCCCACTGGCCGCGTGACACGTTGAACACCCAGAATTCCGGCTCGTTACGCCTGCTTGGGTCCGGTGCCCACATCCCCATCTTGACGCCCGCCGTGTATGCACCGCCGCCGCCGGTGGCCGCCTTGTCCCAGTACCGTATTATCTGATTGAATCTTCGCTCTGGTGGTGGCGTTGCTATCTGCAGCTTCGAGACCCGGAACATGCCGCCACCAAGTGGCACCGGCGATTGAAGATATTGGCCGGCAAACATGTACACCCCCAAGGCCCTCTTCTCGTCAAGCACACTGGCCGGCAACCGGCGTGGATCAAGGAGGCCGGTTGCACTATCATAATTGGCACGGGCCGCAACGGGCCGAACAGCCTGGGTGCGTATGGCGGGGAGGCAGATGTGGCGGATGTGGTATTCCCCCTTCGCCGCCTTGGCCAGCATGTACCCGGTTGGGTCGTTCTGCGACAACCGTTGCATAACTAGGATCGTCAGAGACACGCCCTGGTCCACTTTCCGCTGGGCGATGGTCTCGGTACACCACGTATTCGCCGTCTCCAGCTCCGGAACGCTGCGGGCACCATCCGGGTCCAGTGGATCATCGATCTCGATGAAATCGGCGTGCTCACCGATGATGACGGAGCCCACCGTAGTCCGGCGGATACTGCCCTTGGCCGTATTCATGAAATACCCGTTGGCGGACACGTCGCGGCGTATCTCTAGCTCTGGGAAGCATGCACGGAACTTGTCGCTTGTGAATATGTCCTTGGCCCGCCGGCCCAGGTCGAGCGTCAGGCGGCCGGCGTAGGCCCCGCCGATATGCCGGGCGTGCGGCATACGCAACCACGTCCAAACTGGGAAGCATACCGACACGATGGTCGATTTTGTGCTACCGGGTGGCACGTTGAAAATCAGATCGTATTCCTTGGGCAGGCCGGCAAACACCCGCTCCGCCGCCACCTGCATCTCGTCGCAGATGAAACGTATGTGCCAATTCCATATCGGTTTTTGCGTAATG